TGATAATATCATATTATTTTTAACTCAAAATGGAATTACTGGTGGAGGGATTACTGGTGAATTTTCTTCTGGATTTGGCATTTCTGGTGTCGGAGGAATAAGTTTTAATACATCTATTGCCGGATCTACTGGTTATACTGGTGGTATACTGATTAAGGTTGATGCTACAAGTATGAAAAATACTCCATATGGAAAACATTTTTATGATCTAGAACTAACCAATAGCATCGGTGAAGTTACTCGCCTGATTGAAGGAACATTTGAAATAAACAGAGAAATAACGAGATAATGTCTGTAACTCAAGCAATACTTGTAATAACCAGAATAATAGAAAATACAGAGGTACAATCCTCTGGTTCTGGTAATTTATCAAATTTAGTTGCTTCGACTACTCCATCTACAACGATCACTGCAACATCACAATCAAGTAATAATATTGTTGTAAATCAACAAAATTCAGTTCAATTGACTGTTGCTGCTCCACAGTCTATAAATGTAATAGCAAATACACAAACACCTTCCAGTGTCTTATATGCTTCATATCCAGGAGTAGCATTATCTGGTCCACAGGGAATTCAAGGAATACAAGGTGTTACAGGACCAACTGGACCTACCGGACCTGTCGGATCTACTGGTCCTACCGGACCTACTGGACCTACTGGTGAAATTGGTCCTACCGGATCTACTGGCCCCACTGGTCCCACTGGTCCCACTGGTCCTACCGGATCTACCGGACCTACTGGTCCTACCGGATCTACTGGTCCAACAGGTCCACAGGGTATTACAGGTTTTGGATATACTGCTGCCCAAGTTATAGGAAATCAACTTTTTATAACAATTTTAAATCCTGACGGAACAAATGGAACACAATTAAATTTAGGATCAGTCCGGGGAGCAACTGGAGCAACTGGGTCAACTGGAGTGACTGGAGCAACTGGTCCTACTGGTCCACAATATACAGGTGTTTCTCCTATAGTTGTAAGCTCCGGTGCATTGACAATTTCTCATGCCACCTCTCCATTAGGGGCAAATGTTTATGCAATAGCGAATAGTAATACTATTACTGTTGATGCTTATGGTCATATAACTGCGCTCAATACAGTTGATACCTTTGTTGATGATGTAACTAGTAATTCCCCACAACAAATATTAGGATCCAAAGTTGGAACCTCTATAGAAATTACGGCAGTCACTGGAGATATTTCTCCAGGAAGCAATGCTCTTGCCACATCAGATTCTGTGTATAGATATATTGATACTCTAAATATTGACGGTGGAACTTATTGATGACAATTGACATCAATTTTATAATTGATATACTACTATGATGAATGTAAATTTTAAATCACAACTACTTACAGTTTATAAGTTACATGAAGATGTTTCTGATCTTAAATATGGTTCCGAACAAGCAGCATGTTTTGATATATCTTCGTATATAACATTTCAAACATGCATTAAAGCATATACAAAAAATAATAGTCTTGTAGAAATTTTGGCAACTCAAGATGGTGAAGGAAAAAATTTTATTGATCTCCCGGCAGAATGGAGAGCATTGATACCAACAGGTCTTATTCTTGACATTCCTGAAGGTCATTCTGTGAGAATATATCCAAGATCGGGTATTTCTTCTAAAAAAGGATTGAACTTGATTAATTGTGTTGGTATAATTGATTCTGATTATGTTGAACAGTTATTTGTTCCCTTGTACAATAACTCACAAGAAAAGATAAGAATTTATTGTGGAGAGAGAATAGCACAGGGTGAAATGGTTTTAAATAATCCTACTATATTTGCATATACAACAGAAAAACCAAAAATTAAAACTGATCGTGATGGTGGATTCGGTTCCACAGGAATATGATGAATACAAAAATAGATGATGTTGTTGAATTTATTTCAAAATTTGCAGACGCTGATGGAATTCCAAATATTATTGGAACTGATTGGCAAGAATTAAATTCTAAATTTACAAAAGAAGAAATAAAAGAAGGTCTTGCAGAATATATTTCAAAAAATTCTGTATTGTTTCCTTTTAGAAAAATAAGTTTTGAGGATGTTGCTGACAAGTTCAATCAGTTAAAGACAACAAACTTTTCGTCTTTCATTATGAAAGATCAGGGTGATGTTGTTGAAAAGTATAATGATTACAAATATCCATTTTCAAAGTATGGAAAAACAGTAATATCATATGGTCATTATTTCAATGACATAAGCAATTATTATCAGCAACGAAATCGATACGATTGTGGATCTCATGGATTTTTGTCTCCAAATGAATATTGGTATTCTCCAGATGAATTAAAAAAGATGAATTGGACTTTTTGGAGACTAGACAATGATGGAATGACACCAGTTACATTCAGAGGATCATTCAGACTTGGTGCATATGTAGCAACTCAATTTAAACCACATGTTGCAAAGACAATTTATGACTTTGTTTTTTCTAAAATAAACTCAAAAACAAAATCTGTTCTTGATATAAGCATGGGATGGGGAGATAGACTTGCTGGATTTTATACTTCAAAAGCAAATATCTATGTTGGAACAGATCCAAATCCAAGTGTGTTTAGTGTTTATCTAAAACAATGTGAAGATTATGAGATGATGCTTTCGGGTGAGTTGCCTATTATAACTAAGATACAGATAAAAAAAGGAGATCATATTTACGATGGTTTCCATTGTCTTGGCAAATCAGGAAAAGAAGTGTTTGCATACAATGCACCAGCAGAAGATATATTAGATCAAATAAAGAAACACAAATATGATTGTATTTTTACTTCGCCTCCCTATTTTTCTACTGAATTATATGATGAAGGTGGAGATGATTGGAAACAATCGTGGTTCAGATATCCAGAATATGATAATTGGTGGAATAAATTTTACAAACCAGTAATTACAGCATGTTATGAATCACTCAGCGAAAGTGGTTCTATGATGATGAACATTATGGATCCATGGGTAAGCGGAAAACGATATACTACATGTGATCAGATGGTAGATCATATCATATCACTTGGTGGAATATTTGATGGGCAAATAGGAATGAGAATAAAGCAAAGACCAAAAAATATTGCATCATCGGATCTTAAGAAACATCTCTCAACAACATTTATTGAAAATATATGGTGTTTTTCAAAGAATGGATTTGACATTTCTTATAAATCTGCTACACTAGAGGGACTTTTTGGAGACTAAAATGACGAGAGAAGAACTTTTTAAGATGCATCAAAGCATGACATATGATGCTTTAGAATTGATGAAAAAGAAAAATGCAGACTATTCGGGTAGTGACGGTGTGAATCCTTTTGCAAACTTTAGAAGAGCAGAAGCACTGGGAATTTGTTCTACAGAACAAGCGTTTTTGGTTAGAATGACTGACAAGATGTCAAGACTTTCTTCTTTCTCTGCAAAAGGAAAGTTAAGTGTAGAAGACGAATCAGTATATGATACTTTGATTGATATGATCAATTATTCAATTTTGCTAGCAGCATATATCAAAAGTAAAGAAAATTCATGAAGTTTTATACAAGTGTTTATTATGACTATCGAAACATTCTTTTAGCAGAAAAGCAAAAGGATGGTTCGACAAAATACATAACAGAAAATTTTAAACACACTCTATATCTTCCCTCAAATAAACAAACACCCGTTAAGTCACTTACGGGTGATTTTTTGACAGAGATGAAGTTTGATTCTTATGACGAATATAAGGAATTTTTAGAGAAGTATTCGTCAATTCCAAATTTTAAAATTCATGGTGATATTTCTATAGAGTATCAGTTTATAAGTTCAAAATATGGGACAAATGCAAACTACGACTTCTCACAAATCGATATCATGTATATTGATATTGAGACAGCATCAGAAAATGGTTTCCCATCAATTCAAAATCCAGAAGAAGAAGTCATTGCAATATCTTGTACATCGACAAGAACCGGAAAAAAGACATTTTGTCTTGGTAAGTTCAAGACAACAGAAGATATCGATGTATATGAATTTGATTCTGAAGAAAATCTTCTATACAAGTTTGTAGAATATTTTTCAACATCCTATCCGGATATTGTAACCGGATGGAACATCAGATTCTTCGACTTTCCATATTTGATTAATCGAATTAATAAAATACTTGGAAAGAAGATATCCCGTAAACTTTCTCCGTGGGGAATCATAAAAGAAAAGTTCATTACGAAGAAAGGTTCAGAAGAACAAGCATATGATATCATCGGAATAGCAATGCTTGATTATTACGAACTCTATAAAACATTTACATATGTAAATCAAGAGTCTTACAGTTTAAATCATATTTCGTGGGTGGAACTTGGAGAAAGAAAACTTTCATATTCAGAGTATGAGAGCATCACCGATTTCTATAAAAAGGATTTTCAAAAGTTTATTGAATATAATATTCGAGATGTTGAATTAGTACAGAAACTTGAAAAGAAACTAAGACTGATTGAACTCGCAGTAGCACTTGCATACTCTGCTGGTGTTAATTATCAAGATGTGTTTTCACAAGTACGAACATGGGATGTTATTATATACAATGATTTGAAAGCAAGAGGAATTGCAATTCCTCCAAAGAAGAAAGAAAGAAAAGACGAGCAGTATGCTGGTGCATATGTAAAGGAACCTTTGGTTGGAATGCATCACTGGGTTGCTTCATTTGACTTAAATTCTCTGTATCCTCATCTCATTATGCAGTACAATATTTCTCCTGAGACTTTGACTACAGATGGTGCAAGAGGAACAGTATCTCCTGATGGTATTCTTACTGGAGGAAATGTTTCTCTTTCGTTTATAGAGCAGCATAAGAGAAAAGATCTTTCCGTTGCTGCAAATGGAACTACTTATAAAAAGAATGTTCGTGGATTCTTGCCAGATCTTATGGAAAAGATGTATAAAGATCGAAAAGAGTTTAAGAATAAAATGATCGAAGCAAAGAAAAGTTTAGAAGATGTTGATGCAGAATTGAAGCGTAGGGGGTTGACAAAGTGAAGATTTCTGGTATAATACAACCATGGAAACGAGGAACATCATCGACCACTACCATTACTGGTCGCATGAAGCGATCATTGCTGACCTTGAAGCGAAACGGAATAATTTTACCGTTATTTGCAGCAATCTGTATAACGATTTCAATATTGCTACAGTCATTCGCAATTCGAATGCGTTCCTTGCTAAACAGGTAATTCTTTACGGATCTAAACAATATGATCGTCGCGGCACTGTCGGTACACATCATTATACGAACTTTCTACATACCAGAACCTTTTCTGAACTTGAAGATCAAATCAAGATCCTACGAGGTTCCTATGGAAATGTATCCGTCATTGGCATAGATAATCTACCGGGTGCTTCGGCAATTAATGAGTTTGAATGGAATAAAAATACACATTATGTTCTAGCGTTCGGTCAAGAACAAGTCGGTCTTCCAGCAGAGATTCTTGACATCTGCGACCACAGATTGTATATTAAGCAATATGGAACTGTCAGGAGTCTGAATGTAGGAACCGCGAGTGGTATCGCAATGTACGCACTCGCAAGTAATGTGTTTTAATGCTTCGTGGTGTAATTGGCAGCACGATTCCCTTTGAAGGAATTTGTTTTGGTTCGACTCCAAACGAAGCAGTTTTCATGGTAATACCTTATACATATACAAAAGGTATTACCATATGAGGCAAAAAACATCAATAATTTGGAAACTTCCTAAACTGGAACTAGAAAATTTAGTTAAAAATTGCACTAGTTTTACTTGTGTTCTTAAATATTTTAATTTATTACCAAAGGGTGGAAATACACGAACACTTAAAACTAGATTAGATGAGGATAATATTGATTATTCTCATATTGCTGAAGGCAAGTATCATAATTTAGGTAGAAATTTTTCCAATCTAGAAAAAACACCATTGCTAGATGTTTTGACTAAAAATTCAAAATATTCCAGAGGTCGTTTAAAGAGAAGATTGATATCTGAAAATATTTTAGAAAACAAATGTTCAAATTGTGGAATTGGAAATAGTTGGCAAGGAAATCCCTTAACTTTGCAATTAGATCATATTAATGGTGTAAGTGACGATAATACTTTATCCAATTTGAGATTGCTGTGTCCAAATTGCCATTCTCAAACTGAAACATTTGCTGGAAAATCGACTAAGCGTAAAAAATATTATTGTTCTACTTGTCATGCAGTGACTGGAAAACAATCAGATATTTGTGTATCCTGTAGTTCAATATTAAGAAGAAAATTTAATCCTACTAGACAAGAGTTAGAATGTCTGATACAATCTCATTCAATGGTTGCGGTAGGTAAAATGTTTGGTGTATCAGATAATGCTGTGCGAAAAAGATGTATAAAATTTGGAATTGATATTTGATTTTCGGGGATGTAGTCCAATGGCCGAGACAAGCCACTTAAAATGGCTCCAGTGTGGGTTCGAGTCCCACCATCCCTATTACGCCAAAGTAGACCAACGGTAGAGTCGGTGATTTCAAAAATCATACAGTGTGGGTTCGATTCCCACCTTTGGTATTATGAGCATCTACGCTAACACATATCGTGATGATAAAGTCATCAATGATATTCTCGACAAGAACTCCTGCGAACAGCCACACACGGTGGTCTACCACGGCGGTCCTTGGAATGGAAAGCGAGAACCGTATGATCCGCAGAAGCGTGAGATGCTTGTCATGGAACCGATGTCCAACCTGTGGCATTCCACTCCGAATGATACTATGCTGACTCAGCCGAAGATCGTTCGATACACTCCAAAGACGGTGGCACGGCAATGGAGCCATAGACACCAACGACGAGTCCTATATGGAGAAGTTCCAGTAGGATACGATTGGATGGGTGGAGAAATATATGAACCGATCTACGAAACAGTCATTGAATACATCACCTTCAAGGAATACGGGATTGCAATGGTTGCCGAAGATTGGAAAGGCGAACCCGTGATGGGAGAGAATGATTACTACGGGCGGGATATCATTGATGTGAACCGCATTTACGGAGGAAATGAATATGAGTGAACCAACACCAACCACAACCATCGTTGCCCTTGCTCTCACCAATGTTCTCACCGATATGTGGCACGAACAGAACAAGCACAAGGACATCTCCTCTCACCAAGAAGAGTTTCGCAAGTTCTGTGAAAGCGTTCTCTACTCTGCACTTTCCAAGGAGAACACCAATGGACTATAATAATGACATCGTGGCGCGACAACATGGCTCCCGATGCCACGCACCCGAAGCATGTGTGCGACTTCATTTACTGCCCCGAAATCGCTACATGCATGGTGTGCGAGAACTGGACTGACGCACTAGTGATGTGCTACCCCGATGATTTTCAGGACGAGGAGGAAACCAAATGATTGAATACAAATGGAAAGAACTAAAAGACAAGCGGCTACTGCTGACTGACAGGATCACAAGAATCAAACGCAGCGAATGGACGCTGCTTGAAATCTCTCCAAACAGCAAGGTGGGAAAGTTCCGCAACGAACTTGCCGACACCTGTTTTTGGACTGACCTTGATGATCTCGTCGTGATGGATGTGCTTCACGACATGTACAAGGAGGAAACCAAGTGAACGAACACGATGCCATCGCAAGGATCAAGAGACTGTCTCACAGCATCAACTGTGCCGATGAGATCGCAGAAGTGATTGAGCGGCTAATCAAGGAGCGTGATGAGTTACGCTGCGAGGTTTGTGATTGGGTGGGCAACCACTTCAAGGAGCCACCGCAGGATGTAGCAAAGAGAAACGGCTGGGACTGCTTTGATACGGGTGTTTGGGATTGCTACAAGGAGAAAAGCAAGTGAACGAAACCCAAACACCACGCACAGACGCAGCAGAATCAAACTGGTGGAGTGAGGACGGTCTGCGGTCGGCGTTCATTGTTCGTGCAGATTTTGCCCGTGAACTGGAGCGGGAGAACGCAATCCTCACCGCCGAGCGCGACGAGGCGAGGAGATATTCTTGCGATCTAGAAGCACGGATCATCGTGCTTGAGGAGGATCGTCGTGATACATCAAATAAATTTGGTACGAATCCCTGTTCAGAGATTATTCTGCCAGACTATCCTCTTGCAAGAGAGCCTAAAGAGATCGCAAAGCAAAAGGGCTGGGACTGCTTCAAAGATAACGCTTGACAACACCCATAGACTGTACTATACTATAACAACAAGGAGATTGACAATGCCTAAGACTGCAACCAAGACCAAGAACATCACCGTTCATTCCGATGAGATCATTACCGCCTCATCTACCCGCCCCTCTCGCACCATCACCAACACCAACAACGATAGGAAGAACATGAGCATTGACAAGACCATCACCGTCACGGGCATCAAGTTTTGGAACTGGACGATCACGGCAAAGGTGATTGCAACCTTTGCGTACAATCCCAACACCAACACCTTCTCTCACACGCAGAACAGCATCGGAACCAACGATGGCGACATCTTTGGTCAGGGCAACGATTCGTCCGTTCCCAACATCTCGTTCAGCAACCATGTCAGCGTTGACGCTGTTCGTTGGGCAAAGATGAATGCCGATGCAGGAATGAACATCGGGCAGCAAGATGATTGGATTGATGCCATCTACACTTCTGCCGAGTTGAACGCTGCTGTGACGGCAGAGTTGGAGTTGCTGAATACCGCTTCCACGATTGTCAAGGAGAACACCAATGACTAAAAATAAAACCATCAAGACTGATACCGAGACAATCACTAAGATTTCTGACTTTGTTTGGGAACTCTCTACTGAGATGGATGCCATTAAGGATCAGATGGAGGTTTTGCAACTTCGTATGCTTTCTGTTCGCAAGATGCTACAGATAATGGAAGACCCCAAGAACGGAACCGCACAAGACCATGCCACCCGACGCGGCTGGGACTGCTTCAAGGAAAACAACAATGATTGACAAGGATGACAATCTTGCGTATACTATAGAGGCTCTACTTCTGTATCTACTAATAGCAAACATCCTTTTATGGGGAATCATCATTTTGGAGAGAATCTAATGCCCGACCCCACCGATAAGCGCATTGAGGAACTGTGGCAATACATCCCGCCGTATACGGCTCCCAACCACCCACCACAGGTCAAAGTAATCACCACAACCAACACAGGAGACACGCCGATGACTGAAGAAGACCCCGATCTACTCGCAGGAGAAAACCTAGACCGACTCCGTGGCAGGGAGCCATACTCTGCCATGTCGGAGAGATTTAGACTGACGGAGGAACTTGAGAATGCAAGGTATGAGAACAATCTGCTAGCGCAGAAGTGCCGTGAACTTGAGAAGGAACGGGACGAAGCACGGCGTGAGGTCTGTGGTTTCCACCACCTGACGGGGTTCCTTGCGGGTGACTATGCCATCTCCCGTGGTTGGGATTGCTACAAGAATTATTCGGGAGAAGGATTTCCACAATCGGTCAAGGACTTCAAGGAGTTCCTAAAGGCTAGTTCAGAGGAAGATCTCAAAACCATTGAGCGACTTCGGGAAGAGAATAGGCAACTGAGGGAGAACAAGAATGAAACGCTATGGTGATCCATACATTCCAGATACATCTCCGTTGGAATTGAATTGGGAAAAGTCGTGTGTTGTGAGACATCTCCCATCCCTTGACGAAGTCCATTTCTGTTGGTCTGATGCTGTTGATACCGATATGGTTGGAGTCACAATCATCCCAGGATACGGAGATGATGAATATGTGATGAAGTTTCCACAGATCACATTGAGGAGAGGTGAGTTCAGAACGATGAGTCGCCCAGTAGGAAGAGAACTGTTCAAGTACCTGACCAAAGAGAAGGGATGGATAGTGGTATGACTGAAGCACAAAAGAAACAAGAAATGAGCAACCTGAAGTTCCTGATCCATATCGACTCTGAATACACGGGCGATGACGAGGAAGAAATCAGTAAGTTGTCTGATCTCTTTAAAAAGCAATGGGAGAGTGGAACAATTGTCATGCCAATGTATGTGTGTCGTGTAGTGGTTCTAGACTACTATGGGGCAATGCGCTACGAATGGACTCGACCTTCTTGTATCGTCTTCAATTGTCCTGAGAAGAAAAAGGGATGGTTTTAATGTACGGAATCGTAACAGGAACTAAAAATTTTGTAATGGATAATATCAAAGACCCTTCGGGAGAACCCCGTAAGGGTATTCTTATTTTTAAGAAGAAAACAAAGGCGGTAGAAGAATGTGATGAACTAAATAGTATTAGACAAAAGATGAAATTAAGTCAGTGTTATTCCGTTTTAAAGTTTACAGAAAACGATATTACTGAGCATGGTATAATACTTGATGGAAAATGGAGCACGCATGTATAATACTTTTAAACCAATTGGTAACATGGTTCAACTCATAGATGGTAGAGTTTTTAAAAAGAATCAAAAAAATCTTTGGGAAGATATTAATACTGGAGTCGCAATCAACGAACAGACATTAAATATTATGATCTCTTCCGCTTCATTTAGCGCAGATGCGAGTGGTGGTGGTCGTCGGAGAACATCCACACCAGCTGGACCATCGACATCTCTTAGTGCGCTATTCGATGATATTGTGATTGTAGATATAATTGTTAATACTTTCAATACCAATAGAACCATAATAACTACAGAAGGACCATTGAGTTTGAGACTCAGTTTTTCTGGAACTAGAGATAGTGGCACTATACGAGCGTACAAAAATGATGTTGATATAGGAAATCTTCGTATGAATAGTGGTTCAACAACATGGTCAATTCCGGGAACATTTGATAACGGGGATCAATTAAAATTTTCTATGCAAACACCAGAATTGGGTACTATTAATTTCGATGTGGCAGTTGAAAATCTAGTATCACCTGTACAAACACTTGATACATTTAATATTTCGAATTAATAAATATTCATACAATATGCAAATTATAAATAATGCTATAGGAGAGATCTATGGCACATATTGAAAAGTTTTTGACACTTCAGAACCAATTAAGAATTCATCACTGGCAAACACCTTCCTTTGCTGAACATAAAGCACTTGGAAAAGCATACGAAGCACTAGATCCACTAATTGACTCTTTTGTTGAAACTTACATGGGCAAGTATGGTAAGGATACTGAACAAAATAGAACAATTGAATTACTTGGATATGAAGCTGCACATCCAATGCCTGTTTTGAAGTATTTTGAAAACTTTTTGCTCAATGAATTACCACAGAGTTTGTCTGAAGATAAAGACTCTGATCTTTTAAATATTCGTGATGAGATGCTTGCAACAATCAATACAACAAAGTACCTCTTGACTCTTCATTGATTTTTGATACAATGTGACTTATGAATTATTCAAAATTATCTACGGAAGAATTGCTATCTCTCCGTAAACAATATGAATTAGAAATTTCCAAATACCACAACTTTCAATTGGTTCGCAAAATTCAATTGAATTCTGCTTACGGGGCAATTGGAAACGAATATTTTAGATATTATTCAACTGAACTCGCAGAGGCAATCACTCTGTCGGGTCAGTTGTCTATTCAGTGGATTGGTCAGGAACTAAATAATTATTTAAACAAGATTGTCGGAACTAAAGATATCGATTATGTGATCGCATCTGATACAGATTCTGTTTATTTGAATCTTGGACCGCTTGTGCAAAAGGTAATGCCAAATACAAGCGATAAAACCAAGATTGTAAATTTTATTGATAAGTCTTCTATTGATGCAATATTGCCATTCATAGACAAAAAGTTCAAAGAACTTGCCTCAATTATGAATGCTTACGAAAATAAGATGCAGATGGGTCGAGAAGTTATTGCAGACAAGGGAATTTGGACTGCAAAGAAAAGATACATGCTTAATGTTTGGGACTCTGAAGGTGTTCGATATGCAGAACCAAAACTTAAGATTATGGGAATTGAAACTACTCGTAGTTCAACACCAGAATGTATTAGAAAATATCTCAAGGACGCCATTCATATTACAATGAATGGCAATGAGAGTGATATGGTTACTTTTGTTGAAAAATGTAAAAAGCAATTCTTTTCGTTAAGTCCAGAAGAAATTGCATTTCCTCGTAGTGTAAATGGTATGGATAAGTATGCTGATCGTGCTACAATCTATAAGAAATCGACACCAATTGCTGTAAAAGGTTCTTTGATTTACAACCACTATATCGAAAAATATAAAATTAATAAAAAGTACAAAAAAATAATTGAAGGAGATAAGATCAAGTATCTTCATTTGAAGAAACCAAATCCACTTGGTGGTATTCGTGGTGAAGATCAAATTATTTCTTTTCCAAATATTTTACCAAAAGAATTTGGATTGCATGAATTTATTGATTACAAAATGCAATTTGAAAAATCTTTTATAGATCCATTGACTACAATCCTAGATACTATAGGATGGTCTACTGAAAAGAAAAATACATTAGAATCCCTATTTGGGTAAAGGAAATATTATGAGTGATTTTTTATCTTCTATGGTTAAATCTTCAGGAAACAAATATGCTTCTCTCGTTTCTGAAGGATTAGATGGCAGTGATGTTGCAGGATTTGTTGACACTGGTTGTTATCTTTTCAATGGACTTCTCAGTGCGAGCATTTATTCAGGTCTTCCAAACAATAAGATTCTAGCACTTGCAGGAGAATCATCTACAGGTAAGACCTATTTTACACTAGGTATTGTTTCAAAGTTTTTGCGAGATAATCCAGAAGCAGTAGTTCTTTACTTTGATTCAGAACAAGCAGTTACTTCTGAAATGTTCAAGAGTCGAGGTATTGATCCAAAGCGTGTTGCAGTTTTTCCTGTTGCAACTATTGAGGAATTCAGACACCAAGCAATTACAATCGTTGACAAGGTACTCGAACTTCCACAAGAGAGTCGCAAACCAACAATGATTGTTCTTGATTCTCTTGGCATGTTGTCAACATCAAAGGAGATGAATGACACTGCTGAAGGCAAGGAAACACGCGACATGACTCGCGCACAGATTGTTAAGTCAACATTCCGTGTTCTTACTGTTAAACTTGGTGTGGCAAAAATTCCAATGATCATGACCAATCACACATATCAAGTTGTTGGTGCATATGTTCCAATGTCTGAAATGGGTGGTGGTACTGGTCTTAAATACGCAGCGTCTACAATTGTTTATCTTTCAAAGAAGAAGGATAAGAATTCAGATGGTGAAGTTGTTGGAAATATTATTCATGCTAAACTTTACAAGGGTAGATTTACAAAAGAAAATAGCATGGTCGATATTCGTCTGAATTATGATACGGGTATTGATCCATATTATGGTCTTGTCGATATTGCTGTAGAGGCAGGAATATTCAAGAAGAATTCTACTCGTATTGAATTACCGGATGGGTCAAAGGTTTTTGAAAAAACAATTTATGACAACCCAGAAAAGTATTTCACAAAAGATATACTTGACCAGATTGATAAGGCAGTGTATAATAAGTTCAGTTATGGTGGAGAAACCAAAACTGAGGATGAAGAATGACGGATATTGAAAAACTAATACTACACAGTCTTCTCAAAAATGAACCATACTCACGAAAAGTTACTCCCTTCCTAAAGAGGGAGTATTTTCATGACAGGTCTGTAAGATTTGTTTTTGAGAGCATTCATGATTTTATCTTGAAGTATAATAACTTGCCTACAAAAGAGGCACTGTATATTATTCTTGATAAGAACAAATCAATCACACAGGATGAACTAAAGCGCGTTTCCAATATTGTTGAGGAAATTTCAAACAATAAGGAATCGTGTGATATGGAATGGTTATTTGCAGAGACAGAAACATTCTGCAAAGAAAAGGCAGTTTATAATGCAATTATGGAATCTATTTCCATCATTGATGGAAAATCTCAAAATAGTCAAGGAGCAATCCCTGATATTTTATCAAAAGCACTTGCTGTTTCCTTTGATGTACATATCGGACATGATTACATTGAAGATTATGAACAGCGTTACGAATTTTATCATACAGTTGAAAAGAAAGTTCCATTTGACTTGGACTTCTTTAATCAAATCACAAATGGTGGAACTCCTGCTAAGACACTCAATATCGTCATGGCAGGAACTGGTGTTGGTAAGTCACTATTTCTTTGCCACCATGCCGCGAATTGTCTGAAACAGAATTCAAATGTTTTGTATATTACTTGTGAGATGGCAGAAGAAAGAATTGCTGAAAGAATAGATGCAAATCTATTGGACATCACTCTTGATAACCTGAAGGAACTTCCAAAGACAGTTTATGAAAAGAGAATGCAAAATCTGAGTGCTGGTGTAACTGGAAAACTTATCATTAAAGAATATCCTACTGCAACAGCAAATGTAAATCACTTTAGATTCCTGCTTGACGAACTTTGGTTAAAGAGAAAGTTTAAACCAGATGTTATCTTCATCGATTATTTGAATATCTGTGCATCTGCTCGTTTGAAGAATGGAAATAACATAAACAGTTATACTTACATTAAGTCTATTGCTGAAGAACTTCGTGGACTAGCGGTTGAATATAATGTACCAATTTTCAGTGCAACACAAACTACAAGATCCGGATATTCAAACTCTGATGTGGGATTGGAAGACACATCTGAGTCGTTTGGTCTTCCTGCTACTGCTGATTTCATGTTTGCATTAATCTCTACCGAAGAATTAGCAGAGATGAATCAAATCATGGTAAAGCAACTCAAGAATAGATATAACGATACCGCAGTGAATAGAAAGTTTATTCTTGGAATTAATCGTGCGAAGATGAAAGTGTTTGATATCAAGAAAGATGATGCGCTTTTGATTCCCGCTTCGCAACCAAAGCAACAACCAAAGGAAAATAAAAACTCTAAGTTTGAAAATTGGAATTTCTGATGAGTCTTTATCTTGATCAAAAGTATATTAATCTGGTTTCTTCTTCGCTTCAAAAATTCAAATGGAAGAAGATTAATCTTGCAAATTGTAGATGTCCAATTTGTGGAGATTCTGAAGTAAACAAAAATAAAGCGAGAGGTTATTTTTTCCAATCAGAAAATACTTACTTTTTCAAATGTCATAATTGTGGTGCATCACACAACATCTACAAATTTTTGGAAATAGTTTCTCCTGTTCTTTTCAAACAATACTCTCTTGAGAAGTTCATGGAGAAAAATGAAAGACCAAAATATGAATCTATAGTGGTAGAAGAAAAACAAAATATCACTAGTATGATTGTTGATTCGTCAGAATTTATTTCTGATCTAGAAGAGACACATAAGGCAATTCATTTTCTACAGTCTAGAAAAATACCAAAGCAGCACTGGGATAAATTTAAATACACCAAAACATTTGGTACATATGCAAAAAATATAAATTCAGATTATTCTTTAATTGAAGACGAAAGAATAATAATTCCAATTTACGATGAGCATAATCAACTTGTAGGTGCTCAGGGTAGAACTTTGGAAAATATAAAACCAAAGTATATAACTCTGAAAAGAAATGAAAAAACAAGACTGATATATGGACTGAACACTATTAATTTGAGCAAGCGTATCTTTGTTGTGGAGGGTCCAATCGACAGTCTCTTCCTACCCAATACAATTGCTTGTCTTGGTTCAGGAAATTTTTTAGAAATTAGAAAGACATTTCCAACTCAAGATTTGATTTTCGTATTGGACAATGAACCAAGAAATAAAGAGATAGTGAAAATTTATAGAGAACTCATCGACCGCGGCGAAAAAATATGCATTTATCCAGATCATATAAAAGAAAAGGATATAAATGATATGGTATTGAATGATCTGGATCCACTTGTTATAATAGGTAATAACACACATCAAAATGCTTCTGCACTTTTAGCATTTAATTCATGGAGAAAATGCCAATGAAGATTTCAGAAAAAGATTTTTTACTTCTTACCAGCATGGTAGAATTTCATTTTAAGTTTAGTGAATATATTCGCGAAACAGATCGTGATCTGTTTTACAGAGCAGTTGATTATGCCAAGACATATGCAAAGAATGACAATGGAATTGTTTTCGACTATTGGCATGAAGATAATAAAAAGTTCTTAGATGAACTTCTCAGGACTCTTGTTAAGACTGAGTCTAGTTTTAATCGTCTAGTTAACAAGGTTGGAAATGAGGATGAAGCAAAAGAAATTTGGATGAAAAAGAAGAAGACTCAAAAGGATGATCTTCTTGGAATGAAGAATTATCTTGCAAATTTTATTCATCATGCCCGCAGTTTGTCATATGAAAATTTTGATACAACGGATTGGAGCAACTTTGTAAATATTTGCAAGCACATCAAAGATGATCCAAAGTTTATTGAATTTGCAATTGAACAAATAAAGAAGAATCTTGGTGATACTAGTGATTTTTTGAAGGAGTTTAAATGAACAACAGAAAGAATGTTCTTGATGCGGGGTTTGTTGAATATGTTGATCATATGGGATCAGACTTATCAATTGTAAACGCAGCAAGAGTTTCGTTTAATAAAGAAAGCAGTTGGGAAGAAGTTGATGATGGTGTCGGTCATCTCTCAGCAAAAGATTCAAAGTTAATTCAGTATCTTGCAAAACACCAACACTGGACTCCATTTGCACATACCTCAATAACTTTGAGAATTAAAGCACCAATTTCGATTCGAACGCAACTTTTTAAACACAAGGTTGGGTTCGTTGAAAATGAAATTTCACGAAGATATGTTTCATATGAACCAGATCTTTATTATCCATTTTTTCGTAGCAAACCAACAAATGGTGCAAAGCAAGGATCTGAAGATTTCATCACAGATCCTAGAGCAAAGGAACATGTTGACAGAATCTATCGTGAAAATGCAAAACAAGCGATTGAAGTTTATGACCAACTTCTAGAAGCAGGAGTTGCACCAGAGCAAGCAAGATTTATTTTACCACAAGGTGTATATACCGAGTGGTGGTGGACTGGTTCTCTTTCTGCCTATGCAAGAGTATACAAACAAAGAACAGATCCTCATGCACAATGGGAAGTTCAAGAATATGCAAAGGCAATTGGAGAAATAATTGAACCTTTGTTTTATGAATCTTGGAGTCTACTGACAGCGAATACATAAGATACCGACCAAAGGAGTTATATGAAAGATTTACCATCTGATTATCAAAAATTTATACACACATCCAGATACGCTCGCTGGATTGAGAAAGAAAAGCGTCGTGAGACATGGGAAGAAACCGTGGAGCGTTATTTTAAATTCTTCGATGAACATCTAACACAATTGAATTATAGTTTGCAACCAGAATTGCGTCAGGAATTGAAAGATGCAGTTTTGAATCTAGAGATTATGCCTTCCATGCGATCACTCATGACGGCCGGGGATGCATTGAAGAGAGATAATACAGCAGGATATAATTGCTCTTATGTTGCAATTAACCGCGTAAGAGCATTTGATGAAATCCTATACATTCTCATGTGTGGAACGGGTGTAGGATTCTCTGTGGAGAGACAATATGTTGAAAAACTTCCTACAATCGCTGAAAACTTTAGTCCTAGCGACACCACGATCATTGTTGAAGATAGCAAAGCTGGTTGGGCTAAGGCTTACAAAGAACTTGTGTCCCTACTTATTGGAGGTCAGGTTCCAAAGTGGGATTTGTCAAAAGTTCGTCCTGCTGGGGCTCGCCTCAAGACTTTCGGTGGGAGAGCAAGCGGACCAAGACCTCTCGAAGATCTTTTCAAATTCACCATTGATACTTTTAAGAGAGCGGCAGGGAGAAAGCTTACATCAATTGAGTGCCACGATATTGTCTGTAAGATTGCAGAAATTGTCGTGGTGGGAGGAGTCCGTAGATCTGCTCTTATTAGCCTATCCAATCTCACAGATGAAAGAATGCGAGATGCCAAGTCTGGAGCATGGTGGAACGAAAACCCACAGCGCGCGCTCGCGAACAACTCGGTCGCGTACAAGGAAAAACCAGAAATAGGCGTATTCATGGACGAATGGGTTTCACTCTACAAGTCAAAGAGTGGAGAGCGTGGTATTTTCAACCGCGATGCTTGTAGAAGAACTGTATCTAAACTTGGTGATCGTCGTGATGCATCTTATGAGTTTGGTACAAATCCTTGTAGTGAAATTATTCTACGCGACCGTCAATTTTGCAATCTTACAGAAGTTGTAGTTCGACCGGATGATACTTTAGAATCTCTTCGTCGTAAGGTAAGACTTGCTACAATTCTAGGAACATGGCAAGCATCATTGACTCATTTTCCATATCTCTCATCCGAGTGGAAGAAGAATTGCACTGAAGAAGCACTATTGGGTGTTTCGTTAACTGGAATTCTTGATAACAAGATGATGAGAAGCACACAGGATATTCCAAATACTCTTACAAATCTAAAAGAATTGTCAGTTGAAGTTAATAAAGAGTGGGCGAGTATCATTGGAATCAATCCAGCAGCAGCAATCACCTGTATTAAACCAAGTGGCACCGTATCTCAATTGACAGATGCTGCATCTGGTATTCATGCTCGTCACAATGAATACTACATTCGCACAGTTCGTGCAGATCGTAAAGATCCTCTTTGTCAAATGATGATTGATATGGGATTCCCTGCGGAACCTTGTGTTATGAAACCAGACCACACCATGGTTTTTTCTTTCCCAATGAAGGCAGAAGGTTCAGTAACACGAAATGATCTTACAGCAATCGAACATCTAGAATTGTGGTTGACTTATCAGCGTTATTGGTGCGAACATAAACCATCAATTACTGTCACTGTAAAGGAACATGAATGGATGGAAGTCGGAGCATTTGTATACAAACACTTTGATGAAATCTCAGGCATTTCATTCCTACCTCATTCTGATCACTCATATCGTCAAGCACCATATCAAGATTGTTCTAAGGAAGAATATGAAAAGGCACTTCAACAAATGCCAAAAAATGTTGATTGGACTTTGCTAAGAAATTATGAGAAAGAAGACAAGACTGTTGGAACTCAGACATTCGCATGTAGTGGCGACAAATGCGAACTTGTAGATCTGACTACATAATATAACCCCACTTGAGATAGCATCTCAGGTCCGACAACCCCTGGAAGCGGGGGTTGTTTCTTTATAAATATTGAAAAGGAGATCTCATTGAAGAAGTTTATACTTCTCTTTGCGATGTTGATTGGAATGGCAAATTTACCAAATAATGAACAATCTGATGCTGAAAAATTGGCTGAACTTTTAAATTCATGGGATTCTAATAATCCACAATATGATTTAAATGGAGACGGTACAGTCAATGCTGCTGATTTAGCTATATTTCTAGGGCAAGAAGAAAGAACTGATATAGGCAATGGTTTTTTAGAAAATACGCCACAACCAAATAATAACGGTTCTCCAGGTGAATGGGGATATGATGCCCAAGCTATTGCAAGATGGACAAATGTTCCATTTACAGAATATAATACTGATTTTACAATAGGTGTAGTTGCTTTTCATATCTGTGGTATACAAAAGGTTGATTTTTCTGTAAATGGTGGAGCATGGAAATCCGTTTATCAACCAAAATTAAATTCCTCAAATAATGTGGAGGAATATTTTATTTCTGTAAATCCATTTGACACTCAAGATGGTTTAATTGAAGTAAGAGCGATTGTATATCCAAACATAGGTATGCCAAGAGTTCTTCAAGGATCATTATCTGATATTAGAGTTGGTGGAGTGAATTATCTAAAATATAAAGATGGAAATCATTCTTTATTTTTAAATTTAAATTCTAAAGGAACTCTTCCAAATATTGTAATGTATGTTTCACCAAATGGTAATGATTCTACAGGAAATGGATCAGAAACATCACCATATCAATCCATAGGTAAAGCACTAAGACAAGTTAGAACACTACAAAATGGAATATGTGATGGTGCTAAAATATATTTAATGGAAGGCAATCATCAAAATGGGGTTGGATCGTATTCTTATCCAAATCCAACAACTATTAGTCGTTTTATAACAATACAACCAGCACCAAACTTAACTAGAGAGCAAGTAAAATTGATTGGAGTTGGTAATTATGGAACTAAATTAGTAGAAGTAAAAAATATAACTTTTTATAATAATGATATAACTACATCAACACAAATAAGAAGTGGAAATTTAGATTCAATAATATCGGTACAAAATTGTTATGCCACTTATGAAGCATATGATGATAACGGAAATTTAAAAGACCCTGTATATGGGAGCGAATTCAGTTCTGGTTTCGCTGGAGCTTATTATATAAATTGTGAAATGTATAATACAAGAGGCACAATGAGAAGTGCTAATATTTCTATAAACTCTAAATTAATAAGACCTGGAGATACCCCTCTTGCTAACACTGGATTACATATAAATGCATTTATAGATGAATATGTTAGAATAGGTGATGACCATGCAGATTTGGTACATTTCTTCGCTAATGCTGGAAGTCCTATTAGAAGAGAAAATAACATCTTTTTTAATATAACTGCAAGAAATTTCTGGATGCAAGGTTTCCAGATGAATTGTAGTGCCACAACTGGAACACAGCAATATGATAATACAGCTTTTGTTAATTGGGATGTATCACAAGATAGAAATTCTGTTGCTGGATCGTGGTGGATGATTGATGCAAATCATTTACTTATGGAAAATATAAAATTTAAAGATCAGCCAATTAGATGGAAAAGACATGCAACTGATGCTGATAAATCTTTAAATATAAAAAATGTGTTTATAAAAAATGTGTGTGTTGCTGGAATGGTAGACTATGGAAATTCAGAGAGAAATCAGCCATATTTAATTGAACCTAATGTAAGGCAATTAAATGTAACAACATCAGGATGCTCATAAGGAAAAAATATGAAAATAAAACTATACATAGACGATATTCCAGATCCAAGTTTTCTTCCAAAATTTGAAGAGTTGGGAGTTGAACAATATTCTATTCTTTACCAATTTGATGTAAATGATCGCGAATCAACAGATGGAACTGTTGATGTTAAACAAATTATGAATTTTGTAGATCAACCAGGATATGTTGACGGTGGAGCACCATTTGCTACTGCTAAAACTGTATTTTTAGATTTTGAAGAACCCCATACTTGGGTTTTAATGACTGGTAATGAATACAATAAGAAACATCCAAATGGAACTGTAGTAAATCATGAAAATGTTTCTAAAAACATGGTAGATGCAATAAATCATTTAAAGAAACAATATCCAGATAAAAGATGGGGATATTATGGAACACCAAATCTTCCTATATGGATGTGTGTAGACGGTGGAGATATTATCAGCCACGAAACTTGCACAAAACAAATAAGAGTATATGATGCAAGTGAAAAACAATTACAAGAATTCAAAGAAGCTTTATACGAAAGTTATAAAGATGTAGCAGAGGCTTCTGATATGGTTTCTGCTGTATTGTATCAACATGATGTTGCTGATAAAGATGCATCAAATCTTGATAAAATAGATCCAACTAAAACAAAGATATCAATTGAACTACTTAATAGATTTGATTCAGCAAATGAAAAAGAAAAATTAGCTTGGATAAGCCCAATCTTATTTAAAGAATTTGTAGCAGATATAAATGGAGCAAATTCTAAAGTAAAAGGATTTGAAACAATCCCTTTTGATGAATTGCTTAAAGATACAATATATCCATTTTTAGTTAATGGTGGTGATGGGTTTATAATTTGGTTTGGTGGAAGCTGGAGAGTTTACATTGTTACAAGTCCACTGGCAGATAGATCAAATCTGGCTAGAAGAGAAGAACAAATATTGTGCAGAAATCATTTCAATAAACAATTTTTGAATGGAAAGGGTGAACCAGCAGAATCCGATAAATATTGGACTTCACCTGAAATGAAAGAAAAGGTAAAAACTATTTACAGTAATTTCTTGTTGGATTTCTGTAAACAAATATTGCAAAAATAAGTTAATAAGAAACAACCCCCTTTCGGGGGTTGTTTTCTTTACATTCCTGCTTGAATTTCTTTTTTCTTTTTCTCTTCTGCTTCTCGCTTGATCTTGTCCATCAATCTACTAGAGGCATTTAGTCTTGCTTGTCTAGTTTCTTCTGGACTTCCAAATTGTCCACTGCCTCTAACAATTTCTAAATCTGATAATTTATCTGAAACTCCAGTTTCCATCTCTCTTCTCATTTGTGCTGTATTTGCCTTTGATTTTGCAAGTTCTCTTTCAAATGCACCAACTGGAGTGAAAAGTTTTCCTGCAAATTCTCCATGCTTTTCATCTCTTTGTAGATTAGCACCAAGAGTTCCGCTATATCCTCTTTGAACTCTTCCTGCTAATTGTTGTGCTCTTGACTGATATCCAAGATTGCCTCCTGCTTCTGCTTCCGCAGCGGCAATGTCTTTATCTGCCATTGCTATTCTGTCCAGATCGTATTGTGATCTTGGTTCTTCCATTCCTATGCCATATTGCATTCTTCTTCCATATTGAGTAGCAGCACTTGGAGTTCGTTCAACAAATCTTGCAACAGATCCCATTCTTCCTGATGGTTTCTTTGTACCACCAAAAACTTTTGAAATTCCTCTTTTTATATCTTCTATTGAGAAATCTGATAAGGATCCTCCTGCAAGACCACCAACAACTCCACCTACAGGTCCACCAACGGCAGTTCCTACCGCAGTTCCTACCGCAGTTCCTGCTGCTTTTGATGTGGGAGCTCCACCCACTGCTCCACCAATAGCGGTTTTTGCTGCGTCAGTTCCACCTATCCCGCCTAGTCCTCCACCAATAGCGGTTTTTGCTGCGTCAGATTGCATAACTTTTCCAAGTCCATATCCAGCAGCACCACCCATGGGTCCACCCACTAGTGTACCTGCAGCTGCTCCAAATGCAGGATAATTTTTTCTTGCCCATGAAGATAATGTTCTATCTTCAACTAATTGTCTCTTATATTGTTCTACATATTCAGGAATTAATTTATTTGGCATATCAGATCTCCAATTTTATTTATAAAAAAGAAAACCCCCCTTTCGGGGGGTCTTTTTTGTTTATTATAATAACTTAAAACTCACCAATTGGACTAAATCCAGGATTCATTGTTTGTCTTGGAGGAAGATTTGTTCCTCTTCTTCTTGCAGCAGGAGTGTCTGTTTGTCTTAGTAACTCTGCTCTGGTATCCGAAGGCAATGCAGCTGGATTTACTGGAATTGGAGTTGGTTTTGGATTATTTCCCTGAGTTCCTGGCATTGGAGCAGGAGCACTTCCTGCCGATCTGACTGGTATAACTCCTGGTGTATTTGGATTAATACCAGATTCGATTGCTCTAGCAATTGATGCATCTGCTTGGCGAAGAGCAGCTGGAGTTCTAGAAGCAGAAAGCACCTCTTCTTTTGCTTGATATGGAAGTCTTTCTGGTCTTACACTAAATGCAGCTCCAGTTCTTTTTGCTTGTGGACCTGTAGTCGTTTGTTGCATTATTTCTGCTTGATTTTCTGATGGTAATTGGTCCATACGAACATTAAAACCAGCACCAGTTTTTTGATCAACCATTCCTGGAATATCAGCATCTGCCATTTGTGGCAATCCACCCCGTAATCCAGGAACTGCAACATCACTTGGTGCTGCTTTAGCAGCCTGTCTTCTTTCTAATTCTGCTCTTGCCTCTTCGTATTCCTTTGGTTGTTTTATGTCTTTTGGAGCAAAAAGACCCCCTCTTTTATATTGTCTCATTCTATTTTGAAGTTGAAGATCAGAAACTTTACTAAAATCTCCTGGCGCACCCATTATTCCTAAATTGGGTTCCCCGTAACCTTCTCCTAGAACAACATTTTTCAATGAATCTTTCATTGATTCTAATAAATTTTTATTGAAATAGTTTGGTTTGTATCCGTTCATATTGTCTCCCTGATTTGGTATATATATTTATATCAATGATAATTTCTGGGATTGATTATTCTTTAAATGGACCCGCCATCTGTGTATTTGATACAGAAAAAGGTGACTTTTCTTTCAAAAATTGCAACTTTTACTTTCTCACAGATACCAAAAAATATGCAACTCTATTCTTAAATAATATTTATGGAGAATTGTTTCGACCATATGACGAAGAGTGTGAGCGATATGATTCCATATCTGATTGGGTAATGCGAGTGTGTGTTGGTTCTGATATGGTCGCCTTAGAGGGGTATGCATACAATGCCACTGGTAGAATATTTCATATTGCAGAAAATACAGGCATATTAAAATACAAATTATACGAAGC